TGATATTATTATCCATACTTCCACACTCCTGTTTATGTTATAATAATCTTGGATAAAAGTTTTATATTTTTGACAAGTGGAGTGTGAAAGCACTCCTTTTCCTTTTTTTTGAATAAATTTAACTTACTATTGATAATTGACTATTTAAAAGTCTTATTTCTTCTTCAAACACTATAGGTAACTTATAATTGTTTACAATCTCTAATACTTTATTTAATTGACAACGCTTTATAGCCTTATAACTATCTACTCCAAACTCTCGTTTAATCTGATGGTATATATCATTGTATACTTTACCTCTTAAAGATTTATTTTTATAAGCCTTACTTCCATGACCTCCTAGTGATTTTGTTGCTACCTTCTTAACTTCTTTTACAATACTTTCACATTCAATATTGAATAGTGGTGCATCATCCATAAAGTTCTCTAATTTCTCATTAACATTCTCTATTTTAGTTTCTAAGACTTCTTGTTTCTTATCTAGCATAAATATAGCCTGTAACTCCTTTGATGCACTTAAAAGAGGATTATTTAGTTCTTTTCTCATAGAGAAATATCCATCAACTAACTTCTCATATAATTCCCAAGCTATATCATCTTCTAATATTTTTAATAATTTTGCATAACCTCTTTCAGATAATATATAAATCCCAGATAATAACCCTTTGTTTTTTAACCCTCTATAAGAATTAATTGATTGTTGAGTAAATCCTAATTCTTTTATTTTGGTATCGTCCAAACCGACACCTAACAAATCTAATATATCTTTTCCATCTTTAAATCTTTTTCTATTCTTATTTATAAGCTCATTAATCTGTCTAGATTCTCTATTATGTATCTCGGCTATATCTTTTACTAGCATTGCTTTCTTATGTTCTCCAAATCCACCCTCAATGTTATGAAATTTCATTCCCTCGATTTCTAAAGTTCCAAGTACTGTTATTTCTTTATTTATATTTTCATTCATAATTTATCTCTCCTTTGTCGTTTGATATATTCTTTATTTAGCTTTTTCACATTTTTATGAAAAACTAAGGGCATAATTTAACGAACGGATTTTTCCGTTGGTTAGATAACATCTTCTAATATAACCTCAACCCTGGGATTATCGCTATAATATTTACTAGCTACAACCTCAACAATCTGTGTATCATCCTTATAAGCTATCTCATTGAGTGAATCAGCTATAATCTTAACAACATTGTCAATATCGGGTTTTTTACTAGGTCTTAACACATTATTTCTTTTCTGCTCCTTAACCTTTTTACTATTACTTTTAGCTATAGAATAGTAACATCTTAAAGTCATTTTTATATAACCTTCAAAGTAATGTTTAACTTTAGATTGATATAACCATCTTATTAGTTCCTCATAATCTCTAGTCTTATTAGGTGTATAGGTCCTTTTAGTAGCCAAAATAAACCTAGGTCTTTCTTTACCAATTGGTTCTCCATCTATTACAAGAAAAACTTTCATTTTTTCACCTTCTTAGCCTTTTTCCTACATTCTTTACAACAATAAACATCCTTAGATTTTTCCTTAAGATAAAATAATTTGCCACACCAACTGCATCTTATCCTTTTCAAAGAATCACTTCCTTTTAACTCACATATTTAATCTATTTCAATTTCGACTATAGCTCTACTTAAAAGCTTCACATTATAATTTTCTTTTATATTTTCCTCATCTTTTTTAAAAGCTCTTGCTTCTTCTAAGTCAGTAAATATAGAGCTGTATACGTTCCCTTTTTCCCATTCTCTTGTTGTCTGCCAAGTCACTTTAAATTCTGTAATAACCATATTGACTGCTCCTTTTCATAATCTCACTCCCTAGTCGCAAAATCTATTTATAAAATTCTCTACGTATCTATATTGTTGTTTAATATAAGCATCATCTTCATTACCACCAGTAGCCATCCAGTCACATATTCTTCTATCTACATCACTTAATATGCCAAATGGGATATCATACTTATTTAAAGCATCATTTAACTCTCGTATGTTGTTTATCTCAACTTTATTTCCAGTATTCTTCATACAATATTTCCCCTTTTTCAACTTGTTTATCTTCTATTTGTCCTAGCACTCTTTCATATTCTTTACGACCTTGCCATTCTTTTATTACAGCATTTTCAATATCTTGTACAAATATAGCTAACTTTCCATTTACATTCGCTATTTTTAACCATATAAGTTCATGTGTGTTATTCTTTTCTACCCATATGGTAATTTCCTTATTTTCTTCCAAACATATATTATTTAGATATATCTCATTATTTATCTTATACATTTGAGTAGTAATCATAATCGCACCTCTTTTATAAGTCAAAGTAAGTCTATAACATTCTAGTTTCATTCATAAACTTACCTTGACTACTTAAATTATTTAAACCTAGACTATTTGTTTCCTTCACTTTCCATTTTAATTAATAATTCCTTTATTTCAGTAGCTTCTTCTTTTATACATTTAATAGCTAGTTTAATTTCTTCTTTTAAGCGAATATTTAATTCTTTATTTGTAAAAGTAAGCGGTATTTTAGTACCATTTTTTCTTACAATTGATATATTTATTTTTTTACACTCTTCTATTTCCTTTAAATATTCTCTTAATTCTTTTTCATCTTCTTTCGCTCTCTTTATAGCCTCAAGTATAGGAATAACAGCTACTTTATATCCTTCTGGAATATCATTTAAATTTATTTTCATTTTTAAATCTCCTTTTCTAACCAATTTTTATATGTTGTATCACAATCTTTGCTTTCGCAATCTACCTTATCATTTATGCAACTACCACAAATCTCTTTCCCAAATTTCTTATACACTTCTCTTTCATCAAGATTATTTGACTTGCACATTTCTTTATTAGTCATATGCTCACCTTCTCTGTTTGAAAGAAACTTATCTGTCTTTCATTTTCTATATCTTCATTACTAAATCGTTTTTCTAGGTCATGTACTGTGACCCCATTAGCTCTAAAAGGTACAGGACTATCTTTATCTAATTTAAGCATACTCCCCCACAAATCGGGATAATATTTTCTTAATGTTCTGAGGCTATCTAAGCTTTGTTTAGGGCATAAATAGCAACCAGTTCGCTTGAATCTGTGATGTATCTCATAATAAAATCCTTTTTCTTCTAAATATTTCAAACAATCTTTTTCAGTCATTTTTGCTTCGTAAAGTGGTGCTATACAGTTTTTTTCCAGTCTTTTATATCTGTTAGGTTCATCAAAGGCAATTCCGATATATCGCTTGTGTTCTCCAATCGAATTGAAATATTTATTAGCAGGAGCAAGTTTTAATCGACTATTACACCATGCTCCCAAGGTGTATGGAAAACCCCATATTTGCCCTTTATGCTTACCTTGTTTATTAACAGTATAAAAGTATTCTTCAAAGGTTTTTTCTGCTTTAATTCTTGTTATTTTAAAGTTTATTCTTTTTTCAAAACCATCTATTATGTCATAAATTTCTTCAAATTCTAGCCCTGTATCTATAAATACAATTTCATCAAGAGGTAATTTCTTTTCTAATATCAAAAGGAGCATTGCTGCTGAATCTTTTCCTCCACTAAAACTAGCTACATATTTCATATGAGCACCTACTTCTCATTATAGAAATTAACATTTTTAATAACTATATCTACAGTTCCATTCCCATTATGTCTAATACCATACTTCATAAAATCCTCAAAATCATCCATCTTGCCTTTTATCTCAAAACCTGTATCTGTTTTTATATGTCTATTTTTTAAATTCTTTTCAACCCATTTTTTATCAATATTAAAACTTTCAATCCCTTTTTCTTCTATATGGTCCTTAAAACTATCTTTTAAATCATCCTTTATCGCCTTATCAGCAAACTCATTTATATCAAGTTTTTGTTTTTCTCTTAGCATATAAAGTAACATTCCTCTTACATCTTCGCCCTGCTTCATATCACTATATAAATGTGCTATATAAGAGTCCACAAAAGCTTTAAACATCTTAGTCTTATACTTATCATCTTTTATCTTAGTAGCATTTAAGAACTCTGTAACAAACTTAGAATTAGCTTCTTCCTTTTCTGCATCCTTATCCAATACTTTTAGATGATATTCGTCATTCATTCCACTTAATCCAACTATGACGGCAATTTTGACTATCTTAGTCTCTTGTATGTTAATTTCATTTTTAGACATCTGTATATTAAATTTATCATCTTCAAACTCAATTGAATGAGTATATGACTTATTGTAA